CGGATTCAGATACAGTTGATGTCTCTCTCATTCTTACTGGTGCTGCGTCTGCTGGACTTGCAGGAAACGTAATCGACATTGCAGATGCAAGAAAAGACTGTGTTGCATTCGTTTCTCCTGAAGAAGACGACTGTGTTGGTGTCACAAACCTAACGACTGGTGTTACTAACGTCAAGGACTACAGAAACACACAACTCAACAAGTCCAGTTCTTATGCGTTCATGGACAGTGGTTGGAAGTATCAGTACGACAGACACAACGACACCCTCAGATGGGTTCCTCTAAACGGTGATATGGCAGGACTCTGTGCAAGAACAGACAATGTTAATGATCCTTGGTTCTCACCTGCTGGTTTTAACCGTGGACAGATTCGTGGTGTAGTTAAACTTGCAATCAACCCAACCCCAGAAGCACAACGAGATGATCTGTATATGGATAGCATCAACCCAGTAGTTGCTTTCCCCGGAGAAGGTACTGTCCTCTTCGGTGATAAGACTCTACAATCAAAGGGTAGTGCATTCGATAGAATCAATGTACGAAGACTCTTCATTGTAATGGAGAAAGCAATCTCCACTGCATCGAAGTTCCAACTCTTCGAACAGAATGATTCGTTCACTAGAGCCATGTTCAAGAACATGATCGAACCATTCCTAAGAGATATTCAGGGACGAAGAGGTATCACCGACTTCAAGGTAGTTTGTGATGACACAAACAACACCTCAGAGATCGTGGATGCTAACAAGTTTGTTGCAGACATCTTCGTTAAACCAACTCGTTCAATCAACTTCATTCAACTGAATTTCGTTGCTGCTAGATCTGGCGTAGATTTCAACGAAATTGCAGGTGTATGATTAAAATCAGCATACATATAGAGAAGGATAACTAGAATGAATATCAATACTTTTAAGAACAATCTAAAGCAAGGCGGAGTCCGTCCTAACCTATTCCGTGTAAACGGTCCAATCGGTCCTGAAGGAACAGACAATGCGGCTAGTTTCTTAATTCGTTCTGCTGCACTACCTGCATCAAACATGAGTACCATTCTTGTTCCTTTCCGTGGTAGGCAATTAAAACTACCCGGAAACAGAACATTCGATGACTGGACAATCACAGTCATCAGTGACAGCGAATTCAACCTTCGCACCAAATTTGAACGATGGATGGAAGCCATCAACTCTACAGTCGGTAATGTTGCTGAACAGGCACACGATCTAAGTCAAGGAAGTTTCCTTGCAGGTGGTTTGTTCCCAACTTGGAGCGTTGATCAACTTGATCGACAAAACAATCCAATCAAGACATACTCATTCTTTCACTGTTTCCCAACAGTAATCGGTGACATGGCACTTGATTCCGATGCAAGTGATACTCTTTCCGAGTTCACAGTGACACTAAGTTACTCCTACTTCTTAGCGAGTGATGCACCTGATGCCAATCTAATTGAGTCCGTCGATCTCGGTGGAGTCGGTGAAGTTGGTTGATCAGAACCTATAACATGAGGATAGATTATGCCAGAATTATTTGGATTTAGTTTCGGAAGAAAAAAGAGTCCCGACGAAGTAGTATCTAATGTACCATCTTTTGTTCCACCCGATTACGAAGATGGTGCTACTACAGTATCGTCTGGTGGTTTCTATGGTTCGTATCTCGATCTAGATGGTGGTCAAAAATCAGACAGTGGTTTTATCGATCACTATAGAAGTATGGTTCTCCAACCAGAAGTTGAAATTGCAGTACAAGACATTATTAATGAAAGTATTGTGTTTGATGACTACCGAACTCCTGTGAAGTTAAACTTAGATCATTACGATCAAAGCGATTCAATTAAAGATAAAGTACACGAAGAATTTAAGGAAGTTCTTTCTTTATTGGATTTTAACAACAAAGGAAATGATATTTATAGAAAATGGTTTATCGATGGTAGACTATATTTCCATAAGATCATCGACGATAAGAACAGCAAAAAAGGCATTGTAGAACTTCGTCCAGTTGATCCTACTCGAATCAAAAAGATTAGAGAGGTAGTAAAAGAGAAAAATCAACAGGGAATTGAAATAGTAAAAGATGCAAAAGAATTCTACATGTATGACATGACAGAAAAAACAAACGGATATACTCCTCAGTTTGTGAGCAAAGGAATCAAAGTATCTCCTGATGCCATTTCTTATGTTACCTCGGGATTGTTTGATTCTGGTAAGAAAAAAGTAATTGGACATCTGCACAAAGCCATTCGTCCGTTAAATCAACTGAGAATGATCGAAGACTCAGTTGTTATCTATAGAATCTCTAGAGCGCCTGAGAGAAGAGTATTCTATGTTGATGTAGGTAACCTTCCAAAGAACAAAGCAGAGCAGTACCTCAAGGGACTAATGAACCAGTACAGAAATAAACTGGTATACAATGCAGAAACTGGTGAAATTAAAGACGACAAGAAGCACATGAACATGCTTGAGGATTACTGGTTACCCAGAAGAGAAGGTGGTAGAGGAACAGAAATTACCACACTTGATGGTGGACAGAACCTTGGTGAAATGGAAGATGTACAATACTTCCAGAAGAAACTTTTCCGTTCACTTGGAATTCCTACCAGTAGATTGGAATCAGAAAATGGTTTCAACATGGGACGAAGCGCCGAGATTACCAGAGATGAAGTTAGATTCTCTAAGTATATTGAAAGACTTCGACATAGATTCAGTGATCTTTTCATGGATCTTCTTAAGACTCAACTTATTCTTAAGGGTATCATTACTAAGGATGACTGGAAAGATATTAGACAACAGGCATATGTTGAATACGCAACCGATTCATACTTCTCTGAGTTAAAAGAGTCTGAAATTCTTAAAGAAAGAATGGATGTCTTAAGAGAGGTAAATGAATACATAGGTAAGTATTATTCTATTGAATGGACCAGAAAAAATATTCTTAAATTCAATGAAGATGAAATTAAACAGATGGACAAAGAAATGTCCAAAGAGAAGAAAACTGGTCTCTATGGAGATGCAGAACAAGAGGAAGAATTCTGATGTCAAACACGAACGATCTAGTAAATAGTGCAGCAACAGGAAATCTACAAGAGTTCAAACATCGTTTCTCTGGACTCTTGGCGGAAAAGTCTGTAGACTTCTTGAGTGCTAGATCAACTGAAGTTTCTAGAAGTTTAGTAACAGAGTGCGACTGTGGTTGTGATGCTGATCTAGAAGAGGTAACAAAATTGCATCGAGACACACACAAGATTAAAAAGACAAAGTATGGATATCAACTATTCATCTATAGTCCAAAAACAGGCAAGTTCATCGCACAAGGTCCACCACACAAGACAAAGCGAGAAGCAGAGAAAGATGCAAAGAAATTTGAAAGTGTAAATGAGATGACTCGCGTCTTCGAGATTTCTGCAAATGAACTAAACGAAGCAACAAAATGGAAAATGGGCGATGGTAGACCAAGAAATGGCGCTCGCATAGAAAATGTTAGATTTTGGAATTTACCAAAAGATCAATTGAAGTATATCATAAAAGATGCTGGCGAAGCAATGAGGGCAAATCCTAAAGCAAGAAAAGCAACTACTGGACCAGGTAACTGGGCAGATCAAGTTAATGATGCTTCAACTGTTCTTGCATGGAGAAAGAAGAACAATATCAAAGAGTCCTTTGAACTGGATGAAGCAACTCAGCACACCATTCATGTCAAGACAAGCAGAACGGGGTATAGAAAACTTGAAGCAATGATTGCATCTCTTGATGGTTACAAAGAGTCAGAGTTTGAAAAAGAAGGAAAAGCAAGTTTCACCTTCGATGCAAAGAAGCATGATGGTACTGAACGCAAAAAAGTAGCGGAGTTTATCAAAAAGGTAAAGGGTGTTAAATTTAGTCATTCTGTAAAAGAATCAAATCTTCACGCAATCGCGGAATCAGCCAACACCAAAATGCCTATTGATATAGATATAGATGGACAAATCATTCATGTAACCCCAGACGTTGCAGGGAATCTAATCAATCTTCATGATGAACTAAATGAATCTAATCAGAAAGACATGATTGACATGTTAGAATCTGATAAAAGTTCATTTCTAAATATAGTCAAATTTGCTCAGAGGAGACAATAATGGATAACAGAGTTAACAGAATTTTCAATGACATCCTTCAAGGTAACTTAGTAGAAACCAAAGAAAAACTACAGTCTGTCCTTCATGAAAAAATGAACATGTTCATTGAAGGAAAGAAGAAAGTTCTTTATAGCGAACTAGACGCTGTTGGTAAAGAAGACGACGATGTAGACAACGACGGAGACGTTGATGCCTCTGATAAGTATCTTAAGAATCGTCGTAAAAAAATTAAGAACGCCATGAAAGAAAACAAAGATGAATTTAAACCACATATGATGTATGATCCTAAGAGTGGTAAAGGCTATAAAGCAAACACATACAAGGATCATGTTCGAATGGATAAGATGGGTTATGTTCACAAAAAGCCAAAAAAGATTAACTCCAGTTACAAGTATTGAGACGATAAATGAACCTATTCGAAAAATACAACTTAATCTCTGAACAAGGACCACCTCCCGGTGGTAATCCTATGGCAGCAATGATGGGTATGATGGGTGGTGGACAACAAGGTCCTCCTCCTTCACCAGAAGATCAACTTTTTGAAAGAGTTCGTGGATACCCCAAGATTGATGCTATAATTCAACAACTTCAGCAGAAGGGTGTTTCTGATTCTAGAATCCTTGATCAAATTTATCAGAAGTTTCAACCCGAATTTGTATATTTTGCAAAAGAAATAATTCAAGCAGCAAACAAACCTAAACCACCTGCTGGTCCCGGTGGTCCCGGTGGTATGCCTGGAATGCCTGGAATGCCTGCTGGCGCACCAATGGGTGCAGGAGGATAATCAAATGAAACTAATCACAGAAACAACTGAAGATATCAAACTCATCAAAGAAGATGTAGCAGGTGGAAACCCAAACTACTACATCAGCGGTGTTTTCATGCAAGCCGAACAGAAGAATAGAAACGGTCGCATTTACCCCAAGAAGACCTTAATGAAGGAAGTTAATAACTACAACGAAACCTTTGTGAATGGTAAAAGAGCATTTGGTGAACTTGGACACCCAGAAGGTCCAACCGTAAACCTAGAACGAGTATCGCATATCATCACTGATCTCTATACAGAGAATAATGACGTAATGGGTAGAGCAAAAATCATGGATACTCCTATGGGTAAAATTGTAAAGAACCTACTGGATGAAGGCGCCCAACTGGGTGTGTCTTCCCGTGGTATGGGAAGTCTCGAAGAAAAGAATGGTTCTAAGTACGTCGGCGATGACTTTATGCTTGCTGCTGTTGATATTGTTGCTGATCCTTCCGCACCCAATGCTTTCGTAGATGGCATCATGGAAGGAAAGGAATGGATCTGGGACAACGGAACCATTAGAGAATCTAGCATAAACAACTATAAGAATTTAATAGAAAAGGCATCCCAACGAACTATAGATGATGTATCTACATACTGTTTTGCCGATTTCTTGTCCAAATTATAAAAAACTATAAATAAACTAAGTACTTAAACCAAGGAGAATCTCCAATGAACAGTGTAATCAATTCTGCTCGAAACCTAGTTGAACGAGCAAACAACGAAGAAACCGCAAGATCTGGACAGAGAGTCCAGTCGGTTATCTCAGAACTAACTAACATGGGTGTATCACAAGACTATATCTCTGGTGTCCTCCAGAGACTTTCTCAGTTTGATACCGAATCAGATCTATCAGAAGCAATCGATAGAGAACTTTACAAAGCAACTCAGTTTTCCATCATGGAAGATGACGAAGAGGATGCAACTGGTAAGGGTTCAGAAGATGCTTCCGGTAAGGGTTCAATCTTTGCTCGTCCTGTCGCTAAGAAAGGTGCAGAAAGCACTCTTAAAGGCAAGAAATCAAAGAAGGAAAAGATGATGAACGAATATGGTGGTTCAATGAAGAACGAGTATGCCAAGATGGAACATCTTGAAGCACTCTTCTCTGGTGAAAACCTAACCGCATCATTCAAGCAAAAGGCTGCATCCATCTTTGAAGCAGCAGTAAATGCTAGAGTTGAAGAAATTCAAGCAGAACTCGTTCGCCAGTCAAGAGACGTTTTTGTCGAAGAAGTTACATCTGCAAAAGCAGATATGGCTGATAAACTCGATGACTACATGAACTATGTCGTTTCTGAATGGATGACTGAAAACGAACTCGCAATTGATTCTGGTATCCAGAACGAAGTCACCGAGTCATTCATGAACGGTCTTCGAGATCTTTTCGAAAACCACTACATCGAAGTACCACAAGGTAAGGTTGATCTAGTTGATGCTCTCACTCATAAGGTAGATACTCTCACCTCAAAACTAAACGAAAGTATTAACGAAAACGTACAACTTTCCAACGCAAAGACTGTATCGAACTGTGATGCAATTTTCGAAGCCGCTTGTCATGGACTTGCTGCTACTGAAATTGAAAAGTTCAAGTCACTCGCTAGAGGTATTGAATACCGAACTGAAAACGAGTTTTCATCTAAACTTGCCACCATCAAGGAAAGTTACTTCAACAGCACTGCAAGAGGCGTTACTCCTCTTCTAACTGAAACTGTTGAAGATTACACCCTTCCTGCTTCAGCAGTTCCTGTCGCTCCACTCATGGAAGACATGAACCCAACAATGGCAACATACTTTAACAGCGTCGGCCGTCTTGCCGGTGTTGAACACAACAAAACACAGTCGTAAATTTTCAAATTACTATATAACTAGAACTCATATAACAAAGTCTTAATAACAGACAAACAGGAAACCAAGGAGAATCACCAATGAGTAATCTCGAAACAGCAGCCCAGTTCTTGGGTGAAAAGTGGAAGCCCATCATTGAGCATCCAAGTCTTCCCGAAATCAAGGATTCTTATAGAAAGAACGTCACAACCGTTCTTCTAGAGAACCAAGAGAAGGCACTTCAGGAACAGGCAAACAACATCGTTGGTGGCGGTATGTCACCAGTCATCGGTAGTGAAGGTAACATCAAGGGTTTCGATCCTATTCTTATCTCACTCGTTCGTCGTGCAATGCCCAACCTAATGGCATACGACATCTGTGGTGTTCAGCCAATGACTGGACCTACCGGACTTATCTTCGCACTTCGTGCTAAGTACGCTACACAGGGTGGCGATGAAGCCCTCTTCAGCGAACCTGACTTCACCTTCTCCGGTTCTACCAGTGCAACTGGTGGTACTGGTATCACTCACGGTGCTTCCGGTACTGATGGTGATCCAATCGGTTTAGCAGCATACCGCGATGGTGCAAGTGCAGACGGTTCTGCCGCAGCATACTCCGGTGCTTCCGTACAGGGTGGCCTTGCTACCTCAGTCGGTGAAGTTCTCGGTGCATCCGGTTCCTTCGTCTTCCCAGAAATGGCGTTCAGCATTGAGCGTACCGCTGTCGAAGCGAAGACTCGCGCCCTCAAGGCAGAGTACACCACTGAACTCGCACAAGACCTCAAGGCCGTTCACGGACTTGATGCAGA